CACTATCGGCAAAAGGTATAGATGTATCTGCAGTAGCAGACAGAGGCCCTAAAGAACCAGTAGTAGTAATACCAGTTTCAATAATTATGAATAAATATCAAGGTGCTTCACCAGAAGAATCTATGAAACAGTTTGTACAGGATATGACAGCAAATGCTCAAGCTCCTGCTACAGAGCCAATGCCACAACCGGCAATGGCAGAAGCTCCTCCTTCACCAGAAGGATTAGGAGCACCAACAATGGATAGGCCACCTATGACAGCTTAGTCATAGCCCCGATGCGACTCTAGGCCACCTGTTTTCCAACAGCCCCAAAAAAAGGAGAATAAAATGGAAGAAAATAAAAACGAGGAAATTAAACAAGAGGAGACTCAAGTAGAAGACACTCAAACACAGGCCCTTCTCGAGCCTAGCCCTTACAAACGTAAGGCAACAGACGACACAGCTACCGTTTCAGAGGACACTTCTTCAGAAGAAGAAGCCACTCCAGATGAAGAACGCCCTGTTAATGCTGAAGAGAAAGTGTTTAAGAAACGTTACGACGACCTTAAACGACATTACGATTCGACTGTCAACAAGCATAAAGAAGATGTCTCAAAACTTAAACGTCAGTTAGAAGAAAGTGCTGAACAAGTACTACCAAAAACTAAAGAAGAAATAGAAGCTTGGAGAAATAAATATCCAGATGTCTATGATGTTATAGAAACTATAGCACATAATAAGGCAGATGAAAAAGCTAAAAAAATCCAAACTGAGCTCAAAGAACTGGAAAGCCAACAAGCGGTTGTCCAAAGAGATAAGGCCGAAGTGGAATTAGCAAAACTTCATCCCGATTATAATGATATAAGAGGAGATGAAAAATTTCATCAATGGGTTAGTGAACAAGATTCTACTATTCAAGGTTGGTTGTATGAAAATACATCTAATGCAAAATTAGCGGCTCGAGCTATTGACTTGTATAAAGTTGATACTGGGTATAAAAAGAAAAAAGCTGATAATTCATTAGAAGCATCTAAATCAGTAACTTCTACTAGCAAACGTGACATTAATACTGCAAACAAAAAAACGTGGAAAGTTAGCGACATAGCTAAAATGAAACCGGCTGAGTTTGCAAAACATGAAAAAGATATTGACTTAGCTAGAGTTGAAGGAAGAATTGTTAATGCTTAATCTTTATGTCTATAGGAGGACAAAATTATGGCTATAGGAACAGCAAACGGGTATAACAACTTACCATCGGGTAATTGGTTACCTGCTATATACAGCCAAAAAGTCCAGAAGTTCTTTAGAACTGCATCAGTAGTAGAAGATATTACTAATACTGATTATGCAGGTGAGATTGAAGCTTACGGAGATACAGTTAACATTATTAAAGAGCCTACCATTACAGTTAGTTCTTATACCAGAGGTGCTCAAATAGCTCCTCAGAATTTGGCAGATGACCAAATTCAAATGGTTGTAGACCAAGCTAATGCGTTCGCTTTTAAAGTTGACGATATCGAAGAAAGACAAGCTCATGTGAACTGGGAGGCTTTGGCTACTTCTTCTGGAGCATACGCTCTAAAAGATTCATACGATGAAAATGTAATTGCGGCAATGTTTGCCGGTGCAGGAACTACTACTGGTAGTGATGGCTCTGGTTCGGATGTTGGATTTGGCTCTTCGGAAGTTGACCCAATGGATATCCTTGCTACTGCGGCAAAAAATTTACATGGAGCAGACATCCCAACTGATAATAGATGGTTTTTAGCATCTCCAGAGTTCTATGAACAACTTGGAAATGCATCATCTAAATTAATGGATGCTTCTGTTACTGGTGATGGTACATCACCTCTAAGAAATGGTTCAGTTATTAATGGTCTTGTAAATGGTTTTAAACTATACATGACTAATAACTTTGCCGCTTCTTCAACTTCTAACTATTACAAAGTGTTATTTGGACACATGTCTTCAACTGCTACTGCTAATGCTATTGCAAAAACAGAAGTAATTAGAGACCCAGATTCATTCTCTGATATTGTTAGAGGTCTTCACGTTTTTGGCAGAAAAGTACTTCGTTCGGAAGCACTTCAAGCTAGACATCTTTTAATTGATTAGGAGAATATAACATGGCTACATATGACGTAACAGGCCCTAGTACCGCAGGTGCTAGACCGGGTAGATTCAGTGCAGGTGTAAGAACTCCTTATCTTGTAGAAAATACAATTGACATCTCAGCAATTAATTCTGATGCAGGTGCGGCACAAAATGACGTACTACAAGTATTAGATATACCGGCTGAAACTTTAGTCCTACATGCAGGAATTGAAGTGCTAACTGCACTATCAAGTTCTGTAACTTTGGATTTAGGTATCACTGGTGGAGATGTTGATACTTTTGTTGATGGGGATACAAACGCTACTGGATACTCTGTATTAACAAATACAGCAAGACCAGTAATTGCAAGTGCTGATACACTAGATGTATTAGTATTAAGTGCGGCATCAAGTGCGGGTAAAATCCGTGTCTTTGCTTTACTATGTGATGTAAGCGGTGTTGACGAAACAGATAGAAACTCTGCAACTCAACATGATGGCTAATTAATATAATTTGGGGGCTTCGGCCCCCTTATTTAAATAAATATCTAAAAGGTTTATATGGCAACTATTGATTTAAGAAAAGCACAAAAAGGTGCTACTGGACAAAAAATTACTCACATGTATCCTAATCATAATATAAAACATGAGATGGAAGAAAGAGTAGAAAATTTAGAAATTAAATTAGATAAAATATTAAATTTATTAGAAGATAAAAAAGAAAAAATTAATGGTTAAGATAGTCATGGCTATAATAATAACATCCATGCCTAATTGGCCATCAGTTAGATACCAAGGATATATTTATCCAGACATGGAAACATGTACAGAATATAATAAAATTATGATTGAAGATTTTAAATCTTATGCACAAAGTCAAGGTGATAATGAAATTCATTTTGATTCATTTTGTTTTGAGGCACAGTCTTATCCAATAAAAGGATTTAATACAATAGAATTAGGAATATAATGGCAACATACTTAACAATAGCTAATAGAGTACTCAATGATTTAAATGAAGTAGAATTAACATCTGCAAATTTTAGTAATAGCAGAGGTATTCAAACATCTATTAAAAATTTTGTTAATCGTTCATTACATGATATATACAATGAATTAGAAGAGTTACCAAGTCTTCACAAAGAAACATTTTATAATACTAATGCAGGTCAAAGAGAGTACAATTTACCTACAACAGATTCTCCACAAACAGGAGATTTAGAATGGCGTAAAATAGATTGGGATACAGTTTATTTAAAACCAAAAGAATTAGTTACTAATGGTGAGTTTACTTCTAATATAAATAGTTGGACAACTATAGCAGGTGCAGGGAGTGCCGCTTATAATAGTGGAGGTAATGGTAGATTAAGATTAAATGATTATGCCGCTTATCAAGCTATTACAACTAGTAAAAATACAGAATATAGAATACAAGTAAAAGTATATGATTCTAATAGTGTAGGACAAGCACTAAAAGTACAAGTAGGTACTGCGGCAGAAGGTACACAAAATTTAAATACGACATTAACTGTAGAAAATTTTGGTGAAGGTGCAGTATTAGATACAACTTTTACAGCAACAGCTCAAACAAGTTATATTACAGTAAATAACACATCTACTGCAACTAACTTAGATGTAGATTATATTAGAATATCTAGAAATGTTAGTCCAAAAAGATTACGTTATATTTCTTATGATGATTACATTAGACAATATGCAGAAAAAGACAAAGCTAATTTAAGTACTTCTCAAGCAGAACCTAAATATATTTACAAAACACAAAGTGGTAAATTAGGTTTAAGTCCAGTACCAGATAGAAATGATTATTCTATAGTTATTGAATATTGGAAAGAGCATACAGAATTATCTGCTCATGGAGATATTCCAGATTTAGATGATAGATATGCGGATTTAATTGTTACAAAAGCTAGATACTATGCATACAATTTACGTTCTGACCCAGAGCATGCAATGATTGCAAATAAAGAATATGAAGATGGCTTAAAAAGATTACAAAAAGATTTAGTAGCAAAACAAGAATACATGCGTGATGAAAGAGTTAATCTTCGTCATTATGGTAGAGGAATAATGTAGTGCCAAATACGTCACAGTTAACACCTACAGTTGTCAGTTGTTTTGGAGGATTAGTTTTAAATAAAGATATTTTCTCAATGAGACCGGGAGAAGCTTTACAACTACAAAACTTTGAACCAGACATTGCAGGTGGGTACAAAAAAATGCTTGGTACGACAGCATATAATCCTAATATTGTACCTCAAGTATCTGCATCAAATGAAATTGTAGATATGGTAGCTATATTTAATGATGTAGTATTAGCGGCTAGAGGGGGTACTATTTCTCGAGCAGGTACAACTGGCTCATGGACTTCAATAGCTACAGGAAAAGGTACATCATTTAGATATGATTTTGAACGTTATAATTATAACGGAACAGAAAAAATAATGATAGCAACTGGCTCAGATAGTGCTTTTTCTATTGACACATCGTATAACGTTGATATAATAAATGCTACAGGTGGTGGAACTGCTCCAACAAACCCTAAGTTTGTAGCCTCATTTAAAAATCATATGTTTTATGCAGGTATGTCAAATGCCATATCTAGCGTAACATTTTCTGGCCCATTTACAGAAGATGATTTTGATACAGGGGCAGGAACAATAAAAGTAGATACAACGATTGTTGGACTTAAAGTTTTTCGTGAAGAATTATTTATATTTGGTGAAGATAGAATATTTAAGATAACAGGCTCATCAAGTTCTGATTTTGCTGTTACACCAGTTACTCGTAGAATTGGTTGTGTAGATGGTAAAAGTATACAAGAGCTTGGAGGTGACTTAATTTATTTAGCACCAGATGGACTTAGAACTATTGCCGGTACAGAAAGAATTGGTGACGTAGAATTAGGTACAGTATCTAAACAAATACAAGATAGAATTGCAGAAATAGGTACTGATAATATTACATCTACAGTTATTAGAGGTAAATCACAATATAGATTGTTTTATCCTACAACTGGACAAACAGAAGGAACAGCAAAAGGAATAATTGCAGTATTAAAAGCAAATCCAGAAACAGGAACATTAGGATTTGAATATTCTGATATAAAAGGATTAAAACCTTCTGCAACAGATTCTTTTTTTGTAAATAGTACAGAAACAATAATACATGGTGGATATGACGGATATGTGTACAAACAAGAATCGGGAGGTTCTTTTACAAGAGCAGGGTCTACATTTACTATTACAGGTTTTTACCGCTCACCAGATATGTCACTTGGTGACCCCGGTATAAGAAAAAATATGCAACGAGCTTTAGTTAACTATAAAGTTAATGAACAAATGGATACAACTAATCAAACATTTACATTGAGATATAATTACGATGACACAAATACTCCTCAACCTTCCTCTTACTCATTTTCTTCTGCACAAGTTGCGGCATTTTATGGTAGCGGTCTTTACGGAACTTCTGCTTATGGCTCATCTGGATTTCCATTGGAGCGAGTATCTGTGGAAGGGTCTGGATTTGTTGTGGCATTTAAATTAGAAGATGAGAGTACAAAACAAGCTTTATCCTTACGGGGATTTGAATTAGAATACATTAACGGAGGAAGAAGATAATGGGAGCGACCTATACAAGACAAAGTACTATTACTGATGGTGCAGTCATTGAGGCATCACATTTTAATGATGAATTTGACCAGTTATTAGCCTTTGCGGCTTCTAGCACAGGACATACTCATGATGGTACAAGTGCTGAAGGTGGCCCAATTACTAAACTACTTGGTAACACATTAACATTTGGTGCAGGCACTGCAGGAACAGATATAGCAATTACATTTGATGGAGAATCAAATGATGGTGTTATGAAATGGATGGAAGATGAAGATTACTTTGAGTTTTCCGATGACCTTCTTGTAGCTAGTACAGAAAAATTACAGTTTAGAGATACAGCAATATATATTAATTCATCTGCTGATGGACAATTAGATTTAGTTGCTGACACAGAAATACAAATAGCGGCTACAACTATAGATATAAATGGTGCTGTTGCACTTAATGGTGCTATTACAGGTGCTACTAATATTACTTTATCTGGTGAATTAGATGCGGCTACTTTAGATATATCGGGTGATGCGGATATTGATGGTACACTTGAAGCAGACGCAATAACTATAAATGGAACTGGAATAGGTTCTATCTATCAAGTTTTAGCAGGTAGTTCAGATACAGTAATAACTGGAGCGTTAAACTCTGGTTCAATAACTTCTGGATTTGGAACTATTGATACTGGCTCCTCAGCAATTACAACAACAGGATTAATTAGTGGTGGCTCATTAGACATTGATAATGTTTTAATTAATGGAACAACAATAGGACATACTGACGACACTGATTTAATGACATTAACAAGTGGTGTCTTAACAGTTGCAGGTGAAGTTGATGCAGTATCATTAGATATATCGGGTAACGCTGATATTGATGGCACATTAGAAACAGATGCGTTATCAATAGATGGAACAACAATTACTTCAACTGCGGCAGAAATAAATATTTTAGATGGTGATAATAGTGCTTCAACAGTAACTATTGCAGATGCTGATAGAATTATCTTAAATGATAATGGCACAATGAAACAGGTTGCTGTTAGTGCACTTAATACTTATACAAGTTCAAGTATAGCGGCTGATGATATTGGTACTGGTGATGCGGCAATAACTATTGCAACATCTTCTGGTAATATTACAGTAGATGCTCAAGCAAGTGATGCTGATATTATATTTAAAGGCACAGATGGTGGTGTAGATATAACTGCTTTGACTCTTGATATGAGTGCGGCAGGTGCGGCAACATTTAATAATAAAATTATTGCAACTGAATTAGATATATCTGGTAATGTTGATATTGATGGTACATTAGAGGCAGATGCAATTACTGTAAATGGTACAGCTTTAGCAGAAACTATTTCTGATACTGTTGGAGCTATGGTAGGTTCTAATACAGAAACAGGTATTTCTGTAACATATGAAGATAGTGATAACACTTTAGATTTTGTATTAGGTTCTTCTCAAACAACTATCTCATCTTTAACAAATGCAAGTTTAGTTATTGGTAGAGATGCTGATAACGATATAGATTTTGCTACTGATAATAATATTATATTTAGAGCGGCAGGTGCAGACCAAATAAAACTTCAAGATGGTGCGTTAGTTCCAGTAACAGATAATGACATTGACCTTGGTACTAGTTCTTTAGAATTTAAAGATGCATTTTTTGATGGTACTGTAACAGCAGATGCTTTTGCAGGGCCTTTAACTGGTGATGTAACTGGTAATGTATCTGGAACTGCGGCTACAGTAACTACTGCGGCTCAATCTAATATTACTTCTTTAGGAACACTGACTACACTTACTGTTGATAATGTAATTGTTAATGGAACAACAATAGGTCATACTGACGATACAGATTTAATTACTTTAGCAGATGGTATTGCAACTGTTGCAGGAGAAATATCTGTAACTACCTTAGACATAGGTGGTACAAATGTAGCGGCAACTGCCGCAGAATTAAATATTATGGATGGTAATACATCTGCAACATCTACTACTTTAGCAGACGCAGATAGATTAGTAACAAACGATAATGGAACGATGGTGCAGGTAGCACTATCTGATGTAAAAACGTATTTATCAAGTGCAGGATTTTCTACCGAAGACCCAACTGCCCTTGCAATTGCATTAGGATAATAGGAGGATAAATGGCTAATACTTTTAAAGTAGTAACTAAGGCAGGTGTAACCAGTGCTGATGTTATCTATACAGTAGCAAGTTCTACAACAACTGTAGTTCTTGGTGTTATGGTAGGTAATACAACAACTGGCCAAATCACTGCTACAGTTAGTTTAGGTTCAGATACCTCTAACAGAGCAGGAGCAAATAACGAAGCAAACCAAACAGTTGAACTCGTTACTAATGCACCGGTTCCTGTTGGCGGAACACTTGAACTACTAAGCGGAAATAAAGTAGTAATGGAGACAACAGATACACTGTCACTGACAGCATCTGGTGCGGCTGATATTGCTTTGTCAATCATGGAGATAACATAAGATGGCTTTTATAGGTACACCTTTAGATACCAGAAATACTTTTCAATCTCTTCAAGGTAAGAGGTTTAATGGTGATGGAAGTACAACTGCATTTACTTTAGATGTAGCACCTTCCTCAGTATTAGACATTGAAGTATTTGTTGGTAACGTACGTCAAGACCCTAACTCAGCATACACTTTATCTGGAACAACACTAACGTTTACTGGTGCACCTCCTTCTGGCACAAACAATATTTATGTTGTTCATCAAGCTAAAGCTGTGGGTACAATAGGCATACCAGATGATACTATTTCTGCTAGAACATTAGTTACATTAGATAATTCTGCTGACCATGTATTAATAGAAGATGCTACAGATGGTGAATTAAAAAAAGCATTAATACCTGCGGCTTCATTTGCAGGAATAGATGACCAATCATCTTCTAACGATGACCAACTTACAATCACAGATACAGCAGTAGTAATTAATGAAGATTCTGACGATGTAGACTTTAGAGTAGAGTCTAATGGCAATGCAAATATGTTATTTGTTAGTGGAGGTAATGATGTTGTTGGAGTAGGTGCAGAAGGTGACTTAGGTGTAGGATTACATATTAAAACTGCTGATACTAGTGGTAGTGTGTCTGGAGATGCTGATGAATTAGTTATTGAAGGAACTGGTCACAATGGAATGACTATTTTAAGTGGTGCTTCACACGAAGGAAGAATTAATTTTGGAGATAGTGGTGCTAGTAATAGAGGGTTTTTTTCTTATGACCATTCCGCCGATGCCGCTTTTATTGGAACTGGTGGAAATAATATTAGAGTAAAAGTTGCGGCTGATGGCGATGTTTTAATAGCAAAAACTAGTCTTAATGCAACAACAACAGGTCATGAATTAAAAGCTAGCGGACAAGCTGTTCACACTGAAAATTCTAGTGGTGATGTTGTTATGATTATAAACAGACAAGGCGATGATGGTAGTTTAATCTCTTTTAAACAAGCAAATTCACAAGAAGGTGTTATATCAGTTAGTGGAGCGACAGTATCATACAGCACTTTTTGTGGAAGTCACTGGTCAAGGCTAGCAGATAATTCAAAACCAACAATATTGCGTGGTACAGTTTTGGATAGCATTGCAACTTTATGTGACTGGTATCAAGTTGAATATAAAAAAGATAAAGAAACATTAACAGAATATATCGGTGCTTTACCAAGTGGTAAAAGTGTAGGAGATAGTCATAAAATTACAGTGGATGGTATTGAATATGAAGGCACTATTTCTAAAGAAGAAAATGAAAGGTCACCTATGTGTAAAATTTCAGACACAGAGGATAGTAAAGCTATTTATGGTGTATTTTTAGATTGGGATGTTCATGATGATAAAGTTAATGATATGTACGTTGCATCATTAGGTTCCTTTGTCGTTAGAATACACAAAGACGAAACAGTTGCTATTGGCGATTACCTACAAAGTAAAGGTGATGGCACAGCAAAAGTTCAAGCAGATGATATTTTACGAGCAAGTACAATCGCTAAAGTAACATCAACAGAAAAAACACATACATATGATGATGGCTCTTATTGTGTGCCATGTACATTACATTGCGGATAAGAGGGGTAACACATGAGTAAAACACAAATACCAACAGGTGGCATAGCAGATGATGCAGTAGAAAATACAAAACTGGATTTAACTTCTGATTATGCATTCAGTGGTACTATTACAGGAGATAATAATAATTTAGTTCCTCTTTCAACAATTACAACAAATAATTCAGCAGTAGGTAATTTTACTTTTGATAATGTTTTTGACTCTACTTATGAATCTTATAGAATTTTAGGTTATGTTGCTCCTGATACATCAGGAAATCCTTTACAGTTTGAATGGAGAACAGGAAGTTCAGGCTCAAATGCTACATATACAAGTACAAATTATAACTGGATACATTTTGGAGCAAGAATAGATAATGGTGACGGAACTGGCTCTGACATAGCTGGAGATTATAGTGATAGCAAAGCAAAAATATCAGCACATACCGTACAATCAGATGCTAGCTCATCTTATACAGCTTTTGATATGACACTTACTGACCCAAGAGCAGTTTTTATGTCAAGATGTAATTGGTATGGAGTAACAACTTATCAAAATGCTTCAAGTCATAGACATTTTAATGGAACATTTGGAGGGTCAATGAACTCAAATGTAGGAGCTACAGGAATAACTTTTAGTTATACAGGAATAAATATCAAATACGGAAGAATAACAATTTACGGAATAAAACATGACTAGATATCACGCAACACCTAATGGGTTAGTACAATTTACAGCAGAAGAAGAAATTAAAAAAGATAATGAATTAGCTTTAGCTAATAGTCCTGATGAAAAATTAAAACAAATTAAAAGTATTAGATTACAAAAACTAATTGAAACTGATTACCTTGCTAACTCTGATGTAACAATGCCAGACAATATAAAAACTTGGCGACAATCTTTAAGAGACATTCCACAAGATTTTAGCACGGAAGAACAATACGATTTACTTCTAGCTAGAGATAGTGATGGAAACTTAACACATACAATTTGGGAGAAAGCATAATGCCTTTTACAACTCTTACAAGTTCGGCTTATACAACTTTAGACGCAACTAAACTTACAGGAAATTTGCCTGCTATTAGTGGTGCTAGTTTAACTGGGATTAGCGGTGGTAAGGTTTCACAAGTAAAAGAATTTCATTATACATCATATCTAGCAAAAACAGATAGTAGTAGTTTTGATGACGGACTTCATGTTGATATTACTCCATCATCTACAAGTTCTAAAGTTTTAG